TTCTGTAATCTTCATAATCTTCTGGAAAGGTCATAGCACGAATCCAATCGTGACATTCTAACCATGATGTAAGTTTTTCATCAATCAAAAATGTAACATTCAATAAATCGTAAATGGCTTTATCACCTGGTGCAAAGATATCCACAAATGGTGTCATTTGAGGAGTTTCAGACATAGAGATACCTGGTACCGAAACTGATTGACAGAAGTATTGCATATTTGGCATACGACTGAAGTTCAGTATATACTTATTCGGTTGTAAAAAGTTTGGATTACTAGGGTTTCTATCTGTAACTGCCATTTAATTGTTCCATAAAATGTTATGCTCTATTTATATGCTAAAAAAAAGAGGTACCGAAGTACCTCTCTTTTTCGTGAAACTAATGTTTCAAACTACTATTACATTAAGTTTGCAACTTTAAATGCACGATAGTAGTTGTTTGAAAGTGCTGTTAAAGCGCCAGAACCTTGGTTAGTACCTTCTGCGAATGGGTTAGCAACTAAACCGTAACGAGTTTTGAAGCCAATTTTCGGTTGGAAAGTACCTGTATCAACTGCACGAACCATTTGTAATGGAACATATGGGCAATAGAACAGACCAGCGTCATAAGCATTTGAACCTTTATAACCTACAACTGCAAATTCTTTAGATGCAGAAACAGGTGCATATGGATCAACATAAACTTTAAGGCGACCAAACAATGTACCAGCAAATGTGTTACCTGTATCGTCAACTTGTAAGTTTGTTTGACCTTGTAGAGCTGGGTTGTAATCTAACAGACCTGCCATTGCAAGAGCAGAAGCAACATCTGATGAGCAGATTACTACATTACCTTTTCCTCTACGAGTAAGTTTTGCGATAGTGTTCGCTTCTCTTTCGAGTTGGAAAGCAAGACCTTTAATTTTTTCAACCATCCAACGACCGTTTGAATCAGTGTCTAAATCGAACTGACCAGCAGCTGTTGTACCTGCTTGACAACCTGTTTTCGCAACTGAGTAGATAGTGCGAACAACTTCACGGTTGATTTCAGCAAGAATTTCTGATGAAAGAATGTTTGCTAACTCTGTTTCAGCGTCAAGACCATGAACTGCTTTAAGATCCTGTGCTAATTCGATAGAGTATTCTGCTTTTAATGCACGAGTTTTAGCAGTAACAGTTACTTTCTCAATTGAGAATGCCATTTCTTGGAATGTGTTAGAACCGTCACCTAAAGCTTCTGCAAGAGCAGTTGACATACCAGCAACAGGAGCTGCATTACTTACGAATGTGTTAGCAACAGCCGCACCAACTTCGATGTCTGTTTGTGCTGAACCTAAACCAGCATGACCTGTGTTTGCTTCATTGTAGAATGCTTCTGCGCCAGCTTGTGATGTGTATAATGAACGCATTGCAAAGATAAGTCCTGTAGGACCTGTCATTGGCTGAACACCAGCAACATCATAAGCGATTAAGTTAGGTAATGATCTTCTTACTAAAGAGATAAGAATTGGATCAAAACCAGCAACTGGACCAGTTGCAGCTGCAGAACCTGAAAAACCAGCCGCACCACCTGAACCTAAACCAGCAGATGCTGCGTTTGTAGGTACTGCTTCGTTAAGCATCTGACCTGATTTGGTCATTTCTTCTGCTTGGTTTTCAAGAATAACAGCGGTAACTGCTTTCTTGTATGGGTCTTGAATAGGTGCAAGATCAGGATGATCTAATACGCCTGCCCATTTTGTTTGTAAACCTTCGGACAAATACATTTTGTTCTCCTAAATTATTTTTTTGTTTTACTAATTGCTTGTGACACAGCAGCTACGAATGGATCAGCGATCTCTTTCTTATCTTCTGTATCGTCTACATTTTCGTGTAATTGTTCTGCATCAGCCTTTTTCATACCTGATGGGAAGTAGTTCTCACGGATTGTTTCAAGTTTAGATTTGTATTCGTCCTCTGTGGAGAATTCAACACTTTCTGCAAGTGTTCTAATTTTTTCAACTTGAGTGTCTGTAAGACCTTCTGTTACTACACGAGTGATTTCATTTTTGCGTGATTCAACAAGCGCTTGCTTGTATTCAACACCACGCTCGATTTCTTCGTCAAGTTTGCTTTCAAGTTCTTCAACTTTAGTAGCTAACTCATCAACCAAATCAACTTTTTCAGCTGGAACATCGATGTAATGTTCAGCGAATAGATTACGCATTCCTGCGATAAATTCTTCAGTTAATTCTGATCTTAAACCAGATTCAATTGCTAATTCATTATCTTCCATCCACTGTTCAACAACATATGAAAGGTAACTGTCAACTTTTTCTGTTAAGTCAGTTTTAATTGTGTCGATTGCTTCTTCTAATTGACCAGCATATTTCGCTTCGATTTCTTCTTCGATTTGAACTAAACGGTCATGAACACGAGCTTCAAAGATTGTAGCAGCTTTAGATTTAAAATCTTCAGAAATAGTTTCATCATCAGCAAACATTGCATCGATGTCTTCTTTCATAGATTTTTTATAACCTTCTTCTACTTCTTTTTCATCTTCATCTTCTACTTTATCATGTTCTTTAGAATGTTTCATTTCTTCAAGATTTTCATCTTCTTCAATGATATCTTCTTCAACTTCAGCATCTTCCATTTTAGCAGAAGCAGCTGATGGCTTAGTAGCAATAGAAGCTTTATTCTTTGCCGAATGATCAGCAGAGTTTAGTTTAAGTTTATTAGAATCGTCAAGTGGTTTAGAATTAGTATTGGTTGGACCACCTAAGTCTTGCACTTCACCTTCTAATTTTTGTGGAGGCATAGCTGTCGCATCACTCTTGCTTTTAGCAAGAATATCAGCGGCTGCTTCCATTAGTTTATTTGTTGCCATTAGGATTCTCCTTATGTATTTCTTTATTTATAAAATTAAAGTTTTCTTATATAGTTTTCAAAAAGTTTTAAAGCAACCGCTTCGATTTCTCTTGCTGATGCTTTCTTAATGGTTTTCTTGGCACGATCAAAATCCGCTTCTACAAAGCGTCCTTCAATGAACATCCATTCTTTGTTTTCCATTATGCCGTTTACAAAGGCGCCTGGAGCAGATGGATCTGCCACGATATCAGCCGCTGTGGCGAGTTTTAGGTCATCCTGCACTAAGTTGAAACCTTCTTTAGTCGGCACTACTGACCCGAGAGCTCTTGATGAAACGCCTATGCTAACATCATTATCGATAAAATTCTTAACGATGTCACCATATGGTGTTTCTAAAATTTGAGCTTTTCCATAAAATGTATTGCCATCTTCTTCTAATGAAACAATTTTATGTGACACACGCTCAAGGTTAATAGTCGGTGTATCAGGATGTCCTAATTCACCTAAAGCACGATTTGTTTTGATATACTCCTCGTTATATCTTTTAACCTCATTTCTGAGCGTATCCATTTTATACATTCTGTTGTTACGATTAACTGCATCGCCAACTAAAAATGTTCCTTCAATATACAAACGCTTCTTACCATTTTCGGAAGCTTCTGTAAGATACTTTACATTTTCTACTGTTTCTCTAATGAGTTTCATTTGTCTCTTCCCTTAAACTTGTGCATCATAGTAGGTTTTAGAAAGTTCACCACGCTCAATGGTTTCACCTGCTTTCCTACATCTAGCATAAATTTGTTCTGTTGCTCCACTTGGTCTTGTAAAAGTTCTTACTCCACCAGAGTAAGTGCCATTAGCATCAGTATATGTGTCAGAACCTGTAGCGGTGTTTTCATATTCCCAAACACCGTTTGAACCTGGAACAGTAACCCATGCCATTTTATTTTAATCCTAATGAACTTCTCCTACGCATACTCATTCTTCTTTTAATCATAGAACGGCGTAGTTTAGCTCGTCTTGTTGTTTTCCATGACCGTTTTAATAAACGGGCTTTTCTTAATCTCGTAGTTGCAGGCACTCGTCTTACTGTATTACCTGAAATACGGTATCCTTTAATAGCAGACCGTCTTCGGTTTTTCTGAACAACGATTCTGCCTTTTGCATTTCTTCTGATTCTTCTACGAATCTTTTTTACTCGTCCCATACGAATAATGTTTGGGTTTCTTTTATATGCTTCTTCTAAATCTTCTGTTTCTTCTACTACATCGAATCTATCTGCAGCTACATATCGTTTCGCTTCATCAAGATATTTTGATGTAATTTGTTCTAAACGAGCAATTATTTTTTCTTTAGCTTCGTCTAGTTTATTCTCTATTAAAGAATCTATAATGCTCATTTTTTATTATGAGCCTTAAATGCAAAATCTGAACCCTTTCTAAAATGCTCTGGACTCTTATGAACCAAGTCAGCATACTTTTTAGCATTTTCTGGTTTTAGAGCTTTATGAACATTTGTCATAGCAGATGCTGTATAGTGGTCAACTTTTCTTGTTTGACCATTTGCAAACTTAACTGATTTAGCTTGTTTGTTTTTTACGATACTATGAAGTGTGTCCATTACACCTTCTTCAAGAGTTTCATCGCTATTTATGACATTTACCTCTTCGGATTGCAATGGACTTTGGTCAACACCTTTTCCGTAAGGCACAGTAAAATATTTGTCTAACTTAGAATTATAATATAAAGCAACTTTCATTCCACCAGGATATGGTCTGAATGATTTTCTTTTGAGTATGAGAACAAAAGGTGGATCTTTTGGTGTATCGCTTTCTTTTTTCTCATTGATTGTTTCTGCTTCAATAACTTCTATTTCTTCTCTAACTGCTCGTCTTGTCTTTTGAAATATTTGAGGATTATCTGTTAAAAGACCAACCATTTTATTGAATAAACCTTGAAGAAGTTTTCTTTCCACTGGATTAAATACAGGCCGTTCTTCATTCATCTTGTCTAAGATTCGATGAAGTCTTTGTATTTTAGTTTTATCTGCTAATCCGGCACGAACAAGTATATCGAATTTTTTAATATCGATATTTTCTTCAGTCAGAATATCTTCTATATCTTTAAATTCTTTTAGGCTTTTCATTCTTCTTCTTGTGGTTGTTCTGTCTCATCAACCTCGGTGTCTGCTGTATCCTGAACTTCAACTTCTACATCATCTTCAGTTGGTTCTTCTTCAGGTTGAGCTTCTACACCATTAAAAAGTGATGAAGCAATTTCTTGTTTTTTACCATCTAAAGCATCCATTGCTTTTTGTGATAAAATGTTGTTTAAAGTATCTTTAGCATCAGCACTTTGAGCTGCCGCTATTTGATTTACAAAGTCAACTACATCTGTCATAATATTCTCCGATTAACCTTTATTTATTCCGCCAAACTTAATTACATCAGCATCAAGTTCAGGGGTTTGTGATTCAGTTTGATCCGAATCTGTTGTATTATCTTCAGGTGGAAATTGATTTGGATCAACCTCTGATTGACCAAATGAAACACCTGATTCCTGTTCTTCTTCAATTTCTTTTTCCATCTGTTCAATTTGTTCAGATGACATTTGAA